CGAGGCCCGCTCCGACTGCATCAGCGAGGGGCTGGTGCGTGAGCGGTCGAAGGTTCCGGTGAGTCTCTGATGGCACCGCAGGTCGCGCTGCTCGTCCCGGAGAACCTCGCGCCCGACCAGACACCCCCGGAGCTGGTGCTGGCATGGCTGACCCTGCTCGGGCAGCAGCTCGACACCCAGTCGTCGCTGGCGCTGACGTTCGAGAACTACTACGCGGGCAAACATCCGATGCAGTTCGCCACGTCGAAGTTCCGGGAGACGTTCGGCTACCTGTTCTCGACCTTCGCCGACAACTGGTGCCAGGTCGTGGTCGACTCAAGCCTGGAGCGGCTCGCCGTCCAAGGCTTCCGCTTCGGCGCGAAGACGACCTACGAGGGCGACGCGGACGCCTGGGCGATCTGGCAGCAGAACGACCTCGACAAGGACAGCGTGGCCGCGCACCTGGAGGCGCTGAAGACCGGCCACGCCTACGTCATCGTCGACTCCGGCGACCCGCCCCGGATCACCGTCGAGTCGCCGCTGGAGGTCACGATCGCCACCGCGCCCGGCAACCGCCGCCAGCGGATCGCCGCGCTCAAGCGGTGGCTGGACACCGACGGGCTGCTGCACGCCACCCTCTACCTGCCCGACGCCGCCTGGAGGTTCGTCAGCAGCGACAAGTACGAGCCGTCAGCGCAGCAGCTCCGCTGGACGCTGGACAGCCCGGCGATGGTGACGAACCCAGTGCGGCCGACGATCCCCGTCCTTGAGCTGGCGAACAGCCCCGGCCTGCTCGCTGGCGGCAGGTCAGACCTGGAGCCGGTGATCCCGCTGCAGACCGCGATCGACAAGCTCTGCACCGACATGATGGTCGCCTCCGAGTACGCCGCGTTCCGGCAGCGGTACGCGACCGGCGTGGAGATCCCGACCGACCCCGAGACCGGTGAGCAGGCGACGACCCGCTTCCTCTCTGACGTGTCCCGGATGTGGGTCGTGGAGGACGCCAACGCCAAGTTCGGCGACTTCAACGTCACCGACCTGCAGAACTACACGAAGGCGATCGAGATGTTCATCCAGCACCTGGCCGCCCAGACCCGCACACCGCCGCACTACCTGACCGCAGGCCTCGGCCAGTGGCCGTCCGGCGACAGCCTCAAGGCCTCCGAGGTCGGGCTGGTGGCGAAGGTGCGGCGCAAGCATCTGGCGTTCGGGGAGACGTGGGAGGAGGCGATGCGGCTCGCGTTCCAGATCGTCGGTGACCAGGCGAAAGGCTCCGCGACCGACGCCGAGGTGATCTGGGCCGACCCCGAGTACCGCTCCGAGGCTGAGCGCGTCGACGCGCTGGTCAAGATGCGCTCGCTCGGTGTGCCGCTCGAAGCGTTGTGGGAACGCTGGGGAGCCTCCCCGCAGGAGATCACCCGCTGGAAGTCGCAGCTGGAGGCGCAGGCCGCGCTGCTGGGTGTCGCCACCACCTACCCGGTCACGATCACCGGCCGGGAGGCGCAGCAGCTGCAGCCGCCAGGCACAAGCGCGCCGCTGCCCTAGAACGACAACGGGCCTGCGCCCCAGAGCCAGGCCCGCCATCGCATGAACCACGACAAGGCGGGAGCCTAGACCGGCTCCCGGACAGTCTCAAGTCGAGGAGGACGGGATGTCCGAGACGACGGCAGGCGGGACGCCTGCCAGCCCCACGCCGACCGAAGGCGCGACGCCAGAGTCGACGGCCCAGCCCGCACCGTCAGACGCGAGGTCCGACGACAGCGGGGGAACGGATACGGAGGAGCAGCGGCGCGATGCCCAGCTGCCTCCGGAGTACCGCAAGGCGCTCCAGTCGGAGCGTGAGGCCCGCCGTGCCGCCGAGCGCGAGCTGAAGCAGCGCAACGATGCGGACAGGGCGCGGGCCGACGCGGAGAAGACGGAAGTCCAGAGGCAGACCGAGCGTGCTCAGGCTGCCGAGCAGAAGATCGCCACGCTGGAGCGTGAGGCGCTCGCGCGGCAGGTCGCGTCCGAGGCCGGGATCGCCGACTGGTGGGACCGGCTGCAGGGCGACGACGTGCGAGGGCTACGCGCCGACGCGACCAGGATCCGCGAGATGCTCGGGCAGGGCAAGGGTGCGCTGGACGGAGGGATGCGCGGCACCAGGGCGCTCCCCCGTGACCCGTCGATGGACGACCTGATCCGTTCCAGGGCCGGGCGGTAACGAACCGCCAACCCTGAAAGGAGACAAGTGAGCACCCCCGAAGCTCAGGCCGTCTACGGCAGCGGCATCACGTTCACCGATGCCCAGGATCTGATCCCGCTCCCGGTAGCGCAGGAGATCATCGGGCTGATCCCGCCGCAGTCGGCAGCGATGTCGCTGTTTCGCCGCGTCACGATGTCGTCCAGGACGCTCAAGCAGCCCGTCCTCGGTGCCCTGCCGCTCGCCTACTGGGTGGCTGGCGACACCGGCCTCAAGCAGACCGCCGAGATGGCGTGGTCGAACGTGATGCTGCACGCCGAGGAGCTGGCAGTGATCCTGCCGATCCCCGAGGCGATCCTCGACGACGCAGCGTTCCCGCTCTGGGATGAGGCCCGGCCCTGGATCGCCAGCGCAATCGCGCAGGCGCTCGACCAGGCCGTGTTCTCAGGCATCAACGCGCCCGCGTCGTGGCCGACCGCGATCATCCCCGGCGCGGCAGCCGCAGGCAAGGACACGCCGATCGGCACCGCAGCGACAGCTGGAGGCCTCGCCGAAGACCTCAACAAGGTGTTCACGATGGTCGAGGCGTCGAACTACGACGTCAACGGCATCGTCGCCAAGCGGGCCGTCCGTGGAGCGTTGCGGTCGGCACGCGACACGACCGGGCAGAAGCTGCTCGACGTGTCCACGAACGAGGTGGAAGGCATCGGCCTCACATACGTCTACAACAACGTGTTCCCGGCAGCGCCGATCGCGCCGGTCACCGGCCTCTGCCACCTGGTCGCTGGTGACTTCACGATGGGCCTGCTGGGTGTCCGCCAAGACATCCAGTGGAAGCTGCTCGACCAGTCGGTGATCTCGGACGCCACCGGCAAGGTGATCCTCAACCTGGCGCAGCAGGACTCCGTCGCGATGCGGGTCAAGGCCCGCTTCGCGTTCGCTGTCGCCAACCCGGTCAGCTCGGCCGGGCAGGTTGCAGGCGCGTACCCGTTCGCCACGTTGAGCGGCACGCTCCCGGCGCTGCTGGAGGCTGAGGCAGCCGCCGAAGCTGCAACGAAGACCAAGGCGAAGGCAGCCTGATGTCCACGCCGACCCCACCGCCCCCGACTGACCCCGAGCAGCTCAAGCCGTACGTCGAAGACGTGGCGCGGCTGATCCGTGCACGCACGAAGGACAGCCAGGGGCGGGAGGTCGGCACGTTCACCCCTGACACCCGCCCGACCGCCGACCAGGTGGAGGCGCACATCCAGTCGGCGCTCGCGCTCGTGTCGACACGGCTGCCGAAGGTGGTCCCGGCGAAGCTGATCCCGGCGGTGCAGAGCCTGGTCGCCTACCGGGCAGCCCTGCAGATCGAAAAGTCGTACTTCCCGGAGCAGGTGCGGGCCGACCGGTCCGCGTACACGCAGCTGCGGGACGAATACAACGAAGACCTGGCCGCGCTGCTGACCGCGCTCGCGGAGACACCCGGCTACGGCGCACCAGGCAAGCGGGCGGGCAGCGAGTTCACCCCGACCTACCTGCACGAGTACGCCTTCGCCACGGCTGCGGGCTGGCCGCCGTACATGTTCACCTGGGTCGAGGTCTACGGCGACATCGGCAGCGACTACTGGCCCGAACCCGAGAACCCGATGAACTGGCAGACATCGGGCCAGCCGCCCCGCCAGGGTGTCCCGGCAGACCTGCCGGTCGGGCAGGAGCCAGCCAGGCAGGCGCGGACGGTGGGAGGCTGACCCTTGCCGACCGGGCCTGACATGACCGTGAAGGTGGAGGGCGACACGAGGGCAGAGCTGAGCCTGGTCAACCTCGGCCGCAGGGCGCGCGAGCTCCATCCCGTCAGCGGCCAGATCCAGCGCGTCTACCTCCGCTCCGAAAGCGAGCGGTTCTCCCGGCGAGGGCCAGGCTGGCCGCCGCTCAAGTCCGAGACGGCTGACCGCAAGGCCCGCGAGGGGCTGCCGCCGTCGATGCTGAGGGCGACCGACCGGCTCTACCGCTCCCTGACGACCATGTTCGGGCCTGACCAGGTCAGGGACACCGAAGGCAGCGAGCTGAAGTTCGGCACGACCCTGCACTACGCCCACTTCCACGAGCACGGCACCAGGTTCATGCCGAAGCGGAAGCTGATCGACCTGACGATCGGAGACCGCCTGCAGATCACGCGGCTCGTCAGCGAGCACATCGCGAAGGGCGAGACGCTGTGAGCGCCGATCCGCTGACGATCTTCGAGCAGGTCGTCACCGGGGCGGACGTGGAGAAGTGGACGCTCGACTGCCTCAAGACCTGGTCGTCGACCTACCTGGCAGAGCTGGAGCGCCAGCACGGCATCCCGGAGGGTTCGCTGCAGCGGATCCGGGGCTGGGTCACCAGCCCGAGCATCGACAAGTGGCCGGAGGACCAGCTGCCGGTCGCGATCCTCGTCAGCGTCGGGCTGGCCGAACGGCCTCTCCGCGACGGAGCCGGACGGTACCGGGCCAGGTGGCAGATGGGCCTCTCCGTGGTCTGCTCTGCCCGCACCGCCTCGGAGACGCACGTGCTGGCGATGCTGTACGTCGCCGCCCACCGTGCCCTGCTGCTGCAGCGGCAGTCGCTGGACGGCAAGGCCGAGGGCGTCGTCTGGCAGGCCGAGACGTACACCGACCTGCCGTTCGACGACACTCGGTCCCTCGAGGCGGGCCAGGCGCTGTTCACCGTCGAGATCGAGAACGTGACCGCCGCCTGGGCAGGCCCGGACACCCCGAGCGACCCGCTCAGCCCAGACACGCAGGCCTGGCCGCACTGGCCGACCGTCAAGACCCACGACGAGCAGGTCAAGCACGTCGACCAGATCACCCATCCGACCGTAGTCCACACCCGCGAGGAGGAGGAGACGCAGACATGACCCGACCAGGTGTCGAGATCACGTCGCTGGCGCGGCCCGTCCCGAAGTCGGCACCGACCGACACCGGGGTCTGGTTCGCTGTCGGCGCAACCGCGATCGGACCGGCGAACACCGCCGTCCTGATCCGCTCGCTGAACGAGTACGAGACAACCTTCGGCGCACGCTCAGGAGGCACGCTCCTCTACGACGCGGTCGAGACGTACTTCCAGGAGGGCGGCTCCCGGGTCTACATCAGCGCGCTGCCGACGACCCCGTCCGTGCTGGCAGCCGCCGAGGCCCAGGAGCCGAAGGCGAAGGGCAAGGCGAAGGCGGACGAGGAGGTCACCCCGGCAGCGGCCACACCGGCCCAACTGAACCCGCTGCTGGACATCTTCACCGCAGACCTCGGGCCTGGTCAGGTGTCGATCCCCGGCGTGGTCGACCCGACCACGCACCAGGCGCTGCTCACCCACGCCTCCACGCACAACCGGGTCGCGCTGCTGGACGGGCCAGCCACCGGGGCGGTGTCCGCGATCCTCGGCTTCGTCACTCCCCTGCAGGCACTGGCGACCGCCCGCTACGGCGCGTTCTTCGCCCCGAACGCGGTCGTGCCAGGGGTCGCGGTCGGCACCACCCGCCAGGTGCCGTACTCGGCGGTCGCTGCGGGGATCATCGCCCGCAACGACGCTGCCGGCCTCAACCCGAACGTCGCTGCTGCAGGCGCTCGCGGAGTCTCGGCCTACAGCACCGACCTGACTGCGACCTACATCGACTCGGACTACCAGGCGCTGAACGCTGGCGGCGCGGACATGGCGAAGGAGGTCTACGGCACGGTCGAGACGTACGGCTACCGCAGCCTCGTCGACCCGGCAGGCCCGGACGCAGCCTGGCTCAACTTCGGCAACGTCCGGCTGAACATGGCGATCGTCGCCGACGCCGGGGTGATCGGGGAGCGGTACGTGTTCGGGCAGCTCGACGGCCGCAACCGGCTGATCAGCCAGTTCGGCGGGGAGCTGCGGGCGATGCTGGTGCCGTTCTACGAGGCGGGCGCGCTCTACGGTGACACCGCCGACGATGCCTTCAGCGTCAACGTCGGCCCGCAGGTCAACACCCAGCAGACGATCGCGAACGGGGAGCTGCACGCCGTCCTCGAAGTGAGGATGTCGCCGTTCGCCGAGCTGGTCGTGATCGAGATCGTCAAGGTCGCCACCACCGACTCCATCGCGGCATGAGCCACTGAGAGGAGGGAACGATGAGAAAAGACCAGTACGACGTGCGCGTGTCGGTCGACGGTGTAGACCTGCAGACGTTCGACAAGCTGACCGGCGGCGCGATCGACTCCACCGAGACGACCTACCAGCTCGGAGGGATGGGACCGCGCGTCACCCTCGGCGGACACGTCACACCGAACAACGTGACGGTGGAGGCGCTCTACGACCTCGGCCGCATCCACCAGCTGATCCACTGGCTGATGGGCAGGGTCGGCAAAGGCACGATGACCGTCGTGAAGCAGCCGCTCGACCCGGACGGCAACGCCTACGGCAGGCCGATCACCTACACCGGCAGGCTCAAGCAGGTGATCCCGCCCGAGGTCGACTCCGAGACGGCCGACGCGGCCCTGCTCGGGCTGGAGCTGACGACCGCAGGGACGGTCACCTGATGAGCCAGGGCTGGAGCGACATCAGCAGCGAGCAGACGGTCGAGCTCGACCCGGTCGAGGTCAACGGCAGCGGCGACCTGCCATCCCCGACCGGCGAGCCGGAGTCGGTGCTG